TGAGTTTATCGTAACATTCTGAGGGCTTGGACTTCCTACATCCCAAGAAGCTCCTGTAAACCCATCATAAAATGTATATGATGAAGTATCGGGAAGTGTGGGTACACAAGTATTTGATGGACTACCTAGTATAGTAAATGCATCTGCTACACCACTTGTACTTTTTCTATATCCATCTGTTGGACTTGCTAGTGCATTATAATAAACACTATCATATAATACTCTAATTCCATCTGGAACACTTTGAGGATTGAAATAAATAACAATCGCTCCCACATCAGAGGCTGTTGAACCTGCTTCAAATTGTAATTGATATAATCCTTGTCCTCCTGTAGGTGGATTTACTAAACTACCACAAGCAATACCACAACTTGGACAAGCATTTTGAGGCAACAACAATCCTGATGATTGTTCTCTAACTATTGTTCCATTAGAATAAAAACCATCGCTTGCTTTAGTTGTCAATGCCGCATCTGTATATACAGCTGTTGCGCTTGCTAAAGAAGGTCCGTCTAAATAATATGTTCCTGATGTCGCCATTTTATTTTATTTTATGGACAATTACAACAAGCATCTGTTTCATCTACTGTTGAATAACATAGCGTTGCTGATGTTCCGTTTCTATAATCGTATATCAAATATAAGTATTGTTCACTAGTATTCGGCATATTAAACGATGCCTCATACGCATTAGGTCCTCCTGTGATTGGAGTTGCTAATGTTGAAGCTGATAATAAACTTGTTATGTCAGCCTCTGTATTGTTATATAAAGTATTTGTTCTTAAATATCTAAATTCATCTACTGTATTGTCAAACACAAAGTCATCTGTTGGTGCTATCTTGTTAGATATTATACTTACTGTTGCACCATTAGCTGGTATTACTCCAGCTCCTTGACCGCCTGTGACTGAATCATATTGAGATACTAAAGGATTTGTAGTTCCTGAAGCAAGTTCAACCTGATTACTATGTAATGGAGAAACAAACGCTCCATCAACCCATCTATATTGATTATGGATAAACTGACCTGCATCTGCATTGTTTGAAATACAGACCTGGAATATTGTAATCTCTTGAGCTGCTGGACAACTTATGGTAATTTCTACTGTAGCTGTTCCTGTTGAAGTGGTTACATCAAACTCTGCAATTTGCTCGCTCACTGAATCTTTACTAAATGTATATGAACCTGATACACTCACGTCTCCTGACGTTGTTGTTGTAGAGTTATATACATTACTAATATTTACAGTTCCATCTATACTAACAATATTATATGCTACTGTACAATCTCCTACGTAAGCCCCTACATCTACATTAAACTCTGTAGTGCTGCCTGCTCTAATTAAATATGTTTTAGTAATACCACAATCAATTGCTTCACTAATAACTGGTATTTCTGTTTCATTAGAACTCAATACATATTCATTCATATATGGGTCGTAACCACCTAGCTTTTGTGTTTCAAAAGATTCAATAAATAAATCTCTAAACCAAGACCTCAAGCCATTTGCTGATATAACTGATAGCTCTTCATTTTTAAATGAGCCACCTCTTAATTGAATAACCGCTCCTCTTTTAGAATCTGTAAAGTATTTATCATACCCCCATTTTACATAACTTTCTGGGTTAAAACTAATACCATACTTTTCTAATCTAGCAATCTGAGTTCCTAATACTTCTGGTATAGAAGTGATTGCACCACCAGCTGAAGCATCTGAAAGTAAATTCTTGCCTGCTAATACATAAGATATTTTATCTTCTTGTAATGTAAGTATATCTGTTTCTCTACCATCTATAAGTTGTATTTGTCCAAATGTATCTTCAAGTGGTTTAAAATTAGAAAGACCTAAATTAAATTCATTGAGTTTATTTAAGTTAGTTTCATCATTAAATACTCCACTGTATGTTAAATCTGCAAATCTATGTGCTTCTTTATAATCTACATTTGAAACCCCTGTTACTCTGTTTCCTAATCTTAATGGTTGTCCAATAAGTGAATCTCTTATTTTGAAACTCTCTACACCATTACCATAAGAATAACAATTGAAAAATGCAGTATCAATAATTGCTGCTTGACCTGTGCTAATGTTTTGATTTTGAACATTACCTGAATGGTTTCCACTAGAATCAATTGAGTATGAAGTAGAAGACTCATACCATATATCTAAAGATTCTGAAGATGGAACTGTTTCAAACACACAAAGCTGAGTTGCTCTTGTTATATCAAATCTTGCTGTAATACTTGCTCTGTTTTTTCTAAATGTTCTTGAACCTTCACAAGACCTTGTTCCTGATATTAATAAATATTGAGCATCGGTTGCCCCTAATGTATAAAATCTATAATACATTTTACAAAGATTTGTTTGAATGTCTGTGTTTGAAGCTGCATTACCTGGCTGTAATTCACTTTCTAAACCATCTGGAGTACATGAAGTTTCTAAAGTTTCTACACCACCATTATCAATAGAAGCAATTACATTGTCTCCTTCAAACCAATCTTTAAAACTAGAATAATCTTGTGAAGCAACTAAGGTTAAATCATCAATTTTATATTTTATTTCAGGACAAGCAAAAGGTCCATTTCTTCCTGGTCTGTCAAATTCTAAATTAACAGTTATAATAGAACCAGCAGGAATAGTTATTTCATCGTACTGAGATGTTGTAATATTATATTCTCTTGTTAATAAGTTTTGTAATATAACAAAGTTATCTCCAGCTGGTTGAGTTTGAGAATCTTGTAAAGTTACAGACTGATTATCATCTCTTTCAGCTGTAAAATTATTTGCTCTTATCTTCATATATGTTCCTGTTGGAACTGTAATGTCATTTCCAGCACTATCAGTAGGTGCTGGGTCAAACTCAGGTGAAGTGTTATCTAATGCTTTTTTGTCCAAAACAGTAGTATAAGCACATCTTAATACTGGACCTTCAGTATCTGACTTTACTTTATATCTGTCTCCTATTTCTACTTTCTTTTGGTTTTCCCCTTCAAGCAAAAAGTATGTTGCATTTTCTTGTGTTGAGTAAAAAAAGATATTGCTATATATAGTGTTATAATCTTCTTTATTAGGTTTTAGTACAAACTTATATCTTGTCGCCCAATAAGGTGCCACTTGCTCTGTAGGTATTGTTACCCTTGCTATGTTCTGAGTTATTGAGTTTGAACAAGGAACGTGAATAGAATTGTTTTCACTGACTAAAGCTGTAGTTGCTCTATTGTAGTCATCCATATATACAATTCCTACTTCATAATCTCTATCACTGTGTAAGCTAGTTGAGTTAGCTATTCTTGAATACCCTCCTTCTGCAAAAGTAATTTCATAATACTCATAAACATTTACAGTAGGTGTCACTAAATCATCTACAAATCTTACAGCTAATAATTGAATACCAATACTGTCACTAGATGTTGAAGTAATAATACTTAAAGGCTGTCCTCCTGCTGTAATACCACTATCATATTTATTATATGTATTTAGCGTTGCGGGTATCGCACAGTTAAATTCATCTGTGAGTGTTTCACCACTACAAGATGTTGGGTTTACAGCATCATATACTGGAAGTATATTTGCAGCTGTACCAATCTTTTCTTGGAAGTCATCACTTGTTGCTAATTCATAAACACTTGCAAAAGTTTGTGGCAATACATAGTTAAACTCAATACTTGTTGAACCTGTTTGGTCTGTTGGTGTTGCACCTCCAGTAAACTGTGAATGTTCAAATCTAATTGTAAAGTTTATCGAAGCTCCTTGAATTAAATCAAGTCCTGATAAATCAAAAGACACTATAGAGTTTGTTACAGTAACTGCTGAATCATAAGAATAACTTCCATTTGAAGTAGTATCTGTTATACTTTCTTCTCCTACATCATTTGTAATTAAGCTTGTTTCATATTCAAACTTTACTGGTTGATTATCTGCATCTACTAAATCATATCCCTCTACATAGTTTCCGTAAACCAACCTATTACCCATCAATGTTTGAGCTTTGGCTTTTAATGGAACGTTATCGTATAATCTTAATATCTCGCTTTCAGGAAGTAAAGTAAATATCTTGTTTGAAGCAAAAGTATATACATAATCTGTATTGTCTGCATAACCTAAATCAGCTTTGTTTAGCTTCTCTATAGATTTAATAATACTATTGTTCATATCCTTATATAAAAGCTCTATCTCTTTTACTAAAGGTCCTCCTGAATTAAATGTAATATTTGCTTGGTTTGCTATATTTTCAAAACCATCATTTAAATATGACTCTGTTGTAAAGTTAAATGGTTTAGGTAAAAAGGCTGGAGCACTGAACTGTGACGTTGCAGAATATTCATTGTCTTCATATTTATATCTATATGCAAAACACAAAAACTTATCTTCCAATAAGTTCTCTTGTGAATTTGTTGTAATTGTTTGAATTGCTGGTGAATTTATTGGTGGTTTTTTAATAACCAATATACTCTCTGCACTAAACTGGTCTACATTAGCAACCGGATTTGCATAGTTTCTAGTTACATTAATGACTCTTGGTGGATTATTATTGTCTGTAAATAACAATAAATCATCCATTAAGTTTACACTGTTTATTAAATATGCTGGGTCAAAGTTTAATGTGGTATTTGTTCCGTTACCATCATCTATACTTATTACGTGATATGTCAATACACTTGTGTCTGTTTTATAAGAAACAATTAAATCTAATTTACCTGTAGCTCCTACACTAAATGCTGAGTCGTGTATAAACCAGTATATTGTTTCGTTTGCTCCATCTTCATAAGCCCCGATACATTTAGCACTACTGCTTAATGATGTGCCGTTAAATTCAATCTGTGTAAGTTGTTCGTTTCCTTTTGAGTTTTCAACAGAACCAATTTCACTTTCTTCTGTGGAACCTAATCTAACATTTAAAGCATCTATATATTCTCCATTAGGAACTAAGCGTTCATCAACGCTTTTGTTCATTCGCCCTGTAATAAAATTTCTTTGAGTATTAGCCATGTTATTTTATCCATTTTGCTTGTCCCCTTAGATTCATTAACAATCTTCCAGGATGAATATTACTGATTCTGATTTTAGCATTTCTTAAAAGAGCTTGCTTTCTTCTTCTTGCTCTTGTTACAATATATTCTTGAACACCTAATTTAGAATTTAAAATAGAAAACTCAATATATGCATATACATATTCTTCGAACATTTTGTTTACAGTTATCTTGCTGTTATCTCCATTTTCCATTCCATCAGAAACATATTCTACAATACAAAACTTATCAGACATATCAGAACTAAAGTTGATTACACCATTCTTGCTGTCTATTTTAAACGTAGCATTGAAGTTTGCAGTCTCAGTATTTAAACCAAACTGAGAACCAATCGTATAATCAAAATACCATAAACCATCATAGTAATATCCCTCTGCATTATTAAAAGGACTATTATCATTTAAGTAAATACTTTTCTTTACGCCTGTAATTCTATCATAATCTATCTTAGATGTTTCAGGATTTAATACACTTCCATCTTCATCAAATAATATTCTATATGTATTGTCTTGTAAATACGCATCAGAATAATTTGTTTGTATGTTTTCAGTCAATGGTCTAAGTATACCATTTTCATATAAAGAAACTCTTACCCAGTTTACATAATCTGGAGGTAATACATATTTTAAAGTATCAGAAACCTGAAGCTCTAATATTTTAATTTCTTTAAATGCATCATAGTTTAGTTCTTGTATTGCTCTTTTTGCGTGAAATAATATTTTATATCTCTCTTCATTGTTTATTAAACTATGATTGCCCGCATACATTAACATAAAGTTGTTTACAATATCGTGTAAACTCACATATTGATATGAACCCCAATTTGCACTTTCTGGAGATTTTCCTCCATTTTCATAATATTGATATTGACTTATATATGCCATAATTTATTATCTTTCTTTTTGCGTTTCTGCTTGTTCTTGAGCTTGTGCAAACTGCACAGCTTGTATTTCTCTAATAGACATTCCAGCAAATTGTAATATCTTCATTACTAACGTTGGCTCATCTTCTAATGGTAATTCAAAATCTTGATAGTCTGAAGCTGAACTATTAAACGCAGGCTCTCCACCAGATAAAGAAACCCATGTCCATTTTGGAGCTTTAGGGTATCTTATATATTGACAAAGAACTGCCCCCATCTGGTTTATACTTGTTGGAAATACAGTTAATTTACTTGACTCTTGCGTATATGCAGGAAATAAATCACTAGGTTTTGTTAATAAAGAATTGTTTAACATTGTGATTTTACTATGTGTAACTTTCTCTGCTTCATTTACTACTGCGTCATCATAAACCACATAAGCTTCTGGAGTTGCTGTAAATATATCTGCTGATAATCCTAGATTGGTATTTGTTACACTTGTAACTGTAGCTGTTTTATTTGTTGTTGTATTTGCAACAATATCACCTACTGCAACACCATCTGAACTAAATGTAGCACTTGCATCTTGCAATTGATTTGCTACAACAGCACTGTTGTTTCCACTTGCCAACAAGCTTGTATAACATAATACCTTATTTAATAAATAAAAATCATCTCCAGTTGTTGTTTGACTTG